CCCGTTCTGGGGGTCCCGGGGACCGTTAAAGGTCCCTGACATCCTGTCCTCCGCCTGCCGGCTTGCGCGGGCAAGTCGCGGAGCTCCGTGGTGACTAGCACATGCCAATCAGATATTTCTCGACCGGGGTCGAGACACGCGATGTCACGTCTGTAGAGACGTGCTTTCCCTATCCTTTCACCGCCAGAATAAACGTTGCCGGCCGTTTTGGCCGGGCGTATCTGACATCTACGGCGGGCGGTAAAGCCCGTTGTTTGAAGGAAGGGCGGCTGCTGCCATTGAACCCATATGTGCGGTTCGACTGCAGTTGGCGTGCTGAGGGCAATGCTGAGCTAACTTGGCCAACGGGGTGTAATGGACCGCGAACTGCGTCCATTGCTGTACACCCTTTTGATGGTCTTGGGGTATTTCCCCTTACGGACCAACAGGCCATGCTATTTGACGACTGGGTGCAATACCCTACGTCTGCCCAGCAAGATTTAGTGCTACAAGAAGCTTACGCCAAGTTCTGGGAGGGCTTCGATGCTCTCACTTTCCTTGGCGAGTTTGGTCAGACAGTTATGCTCCTAAAGGGAGCTCGCGAGCGCATGTTGCGCTTACTGACTGACATCCCTCGCATCCTGAAACAGCGTGACGCTGCTAAAACCGCAAAGACGGCTTCAGGTATGCTCCTCGAATGGAACTTTGGCTGGATGCAGCTGCAACGTGACCTGGAGGACATCACTGACATGCTCCTAGAAATAGGGCAGTCAAATGTCTTTAAAGGCCGCGCCAAGGCTGACGTTATCCTGCAAAGTCAGTCGTTTTCGGTGGACACAGCCCCTGGAGGATTCCAGGAATATGCCACCGTCCTCGTCTCCGACGAGGCGACCTTATCCTATCGAGGTTTGGCTATCGCGCGCCGAAGGGGCGCGCCGGCAGGACGCAAATCTGCGTTCTTTAACCCCGTAATCACGGGGTATGAACTGATACCATACAGCTGGGTTGTCGATTATTTCTTCAACCTTGGGACGGCCATCAAGGCCTTCCTCGCGAGCCTCCACACAGTGGATGCAAGAGCTGCTATTGGTTTCCGGGTCGCTATTCAGCGGACCGTATCAGTTGCCGAATGCCATAAGGGGAATCTCCTCGCGTATTCGCACTCGGCGCAAGGCCGAGCTACGTTCTTGAGGAAGCTTCGTACACCACGGGTTCTTTCCTTAACACCCGTCCACCTGACTCTCCCTAAGGTGCGGCAGCTACTTAACGTAGTCGCCGTCATCTTCCAGCAATGGGGTAATGGGCCTGAAAACCCAGAGCACCGCTGGCGCCGCATCTCGCGGTATACGAGGGTATGAGTCTAACTCCGTCCAGTCTGCCTACAGGAGGCATAAAACATGGCCGTAATGACGACCAGTCTGACTGAGTTCTCTGATCGTGAGAACGCCCGCACCTACACCTACACGGGTCATAGTGTGCAACTGCCCAAGCTTGTGCTTCACAAGCGTCGCGTCCCGCAGTCCGCGGGCGACCTGGCCACCCAACAGGTGTCGGTCGTCAACGGCGTGAGCAACAGCTCTGCCGTCGCGCTTGAGAAGAAGGCGGCGATCGAGGCAAACATCCGGTACCCAAGTGACGCAGCAGCTGCCGACCTGGCAGCCCTGCTGGCTACTTTCCGGGACATCGTCATGAGTGACGAGTTCGGAGTGGCCTTCACGACCCAGAATTACCTCAAGTAGAGGTCGGTCGTGGACCCACACATCCTCTGTGTGGTGTGCGTCAAAACGCGTCTAACCGTGCGTAATGCACTAGGCGCGCTCATTTACTTGGTTGATGTTTGGAGGAAACCTCGCAATGAGATCCCCCCGTGTGAAGAGCGATGCATGGCGCATCGCATCCGCATACCTCGAAGACCACCTGGCTTCACTCGGCCGGCTCGCCCCCCTTATAAAGGGGGCCATCCGCGCCGGTGATGTGGCCGTCATGGCCACCCTCCCTGATCTGTCGGACGAGTATCATCCCGACGAGTGGTTGATCTTGAGACAACTGTCAGCGTTCTTCAAAAAGAACAAAGACTTCTCAGATCGCACAAGGTGCACGGCTGCCGCTTTGGATTCCTTCCAGGCGGCGGAGCAATGCTGCTCCGAGACGAATGCCCGCATATTCCAGTTCGCCAACATGGCGGACGTAAGGGAAATTCCTGCGGAGATTCAAGCGCGCAATGCGCAGATCGAGCGAATGAAGAAATTTATCGCCCGAGTTCTCGGCCCTGTTGACCACTTCCTCGATGAGCTTCCTGAGCTCGTGAGGTTTACAGGAGGAGCCACAGCTGATCGTACCCGTAGGCAGTCCCTGCCTTTCAAAAAGGTAAACACACCTCTGTGCGCCTCGTCTGAGGCGCTGCCTATCATCCGTCTTCTCGCCGCGCAATACGGCGTAACTGACGGAAGCGCACGCACACAGGACTTTAATCGAATAGTCCTAGTGGAAAAGAACTGGGCGACCTACCGCACGATTGCGGCAGAGCCAACGCATGCACTCCCTGTGCAGCTGGCAATAGACGCTTACTGGAAGCGAAAGCTCCGTAAGGTGGGCGTCGACTTGTCGTCCCAGACCCGGAACCAGGAAATGGCTCGAGTAGGATCGCTAGACCCCGTTGCAGGGTTAGCGACACTAGACCTTAAACAGGCCAGTGACACGCTCGCGACCAATGTGGTCGCTATGCTCCTACCGTATGAGTGGTATCGCATTCTGAAATGGATCCGCTCACCGGGTTATCGGCTACCAGGCGCAAAGCCTGGTGAGGAAAGGACTTACGCCAAGTTCTCCTCCATGGGGAACGGGGCTACCTTTGCACTCGAAACGCTGATATTCTCAGCAGTATGCGTCGCCGTCGGGGCCCACGAGTGGACCTGTTATGGCGATGACATCATCCTTGATGCCGCGAAGGCAGAAGAGGCTGAACAGCTGCTCAACTTCTTGGGCTTCACCATTAACCGCTCTAAATCATATACGAGCGGCCCCTTTCGGGAATCCTGCGGTTCCGATTGGTATCAGGGGCACTACGTGACCCCGTTCTACCTCCGTGGAACCCCCAAGCGCCGGCCCGACTACAACCACGTGGTTAACGGGTTGGCGCGCCTGGGATGGCCCGGCTCCCATGTATGGGAACTGGCTTTGCAGATGGTGAAGAAGCACGGTCTCGTGTGTATTCCTTACACCGATGACACGCTGACCGGGGTCCACGTGGATCCCCGCTTGGCTCGTGCCCGTGGGTTGGTGCGTGTAGTTGACGGAGTGGAGACCATCCATGGCTGCTTCGTCGACGCCAGCTTCGGCATCCGAAGGAATTTCGGTGCCCGCTCTCTCATGCTCTGGTTCTTCCAGGCCTCTGTTGAGAGCCCATTATTGGGTACGCTGGAAAATGGGAATTATCTCCCCTCCCGACCGTCCACCTATGCAAGATGGGTGCGGTCAACGAGGTCCGGGCCGCTTAACTGCGGTACCCAGGTAACGGAGATACATGGGATCTACACCCGCTATCGAAATAGCAGCGGGCACTACATCCCAACGATCAGTGAACTGCCAGTCCACCTGTGGTCTTGGGGAAAGTTCCTCGATGACCACGGCTGCGTATCTCGGCGCAATACCGAGAGCCGGCGCAAAGCTAAGGCTGTGAAGCCTAAGTTACGCGCGGTAAGCAAGCCAGCCTCCAAACGGAAGGCTAGGGTGGGGCCCAAAAGGGCGCAACTGGCACACCGTCCCGTTCCGCGTTAAGCCGAACGTCGACGTTTAGGG